GAGAACCTAGAAGTAGTAGACAGCGAGCCGGCAACTTTTACCGTGCCGGAACTATCCGGCGACAGTTAGCAGAGCTTCTATTACACACGGGCTGGTGGCCCCCAAGTGTAGACTTTGAGTTACCAGACTTAGCCACCGTCATAGACGTACTTGAAAGGCAGCGTAAACAAAATGCCCGCTAGCGCGTCTTACAAGGTTTACGGTATCCAAGAGGCCTTGGCAGAGATAAACAAAGTAGACCGCGTTTTACGCCGGCAGATTACTAAAGACATTCAGTCTGGCGCTGGTACTCGACTTGTGACTGCGGCGCGCTCGTTTATTCCGACGGCTAGCCCGCTTTCGCGCATGGTTAATGGCAACATGATTAAAGGCCGCGACGGCACGGGTTGGTCACGCGCCCGTGTTCTCGCTGGCATACGCACCGTGGTTGGCAAACGTGGCCAGCGTGCCCGCACTATAAGGTTCTCTAACGGCCGTACAGCCGATTTTAAGGCGACGCAATACCAGTTACTAGTTCTACAGCAGCGAGACGCTGCCGGCGCAATCTGGGACCATGCAGGCATCAAACGTGGTGGCCAGTTTGTTACTAACCTTTTGGCTGAAGGCGAGCACGTCGGCCCCGCAGCTGCGCCCCGCGCACTGCAACCAGCTGCCGAAAGTGTGCTACCCGCTGTCGAGGCTGAGGTAGACAAGATAGTCGAGCGCGTTATGACTATTGTTAACCGTAACCTCGTACAAACTAGGACGCGCTAATGGCAATTAATATCCCCATCATTTCAAGCCTAAACACCAAAGGTTTTGACGCAGCCAAAAAAGAGTTTGCAAGCCTGCAAGGTTTCGGCGCCAAGTCGGGTTTTCTATTGCAAAAAGCCATGCTTCCCGCAGCCGGCGCTGTCACCGCATTGGCTGGCGGTTTGGGTATGGCCGCCAAGGCAGCGGCAGCAGACGAGAAAAGCGCAAACCTTTTAGCGCAACAGTTAAAACGCACACTTGGCGCTAACGATGAAGTAACGGCCAGCATGGCTAGGTTCGTAGACCAGACGCAATTAGCTACAAACGTGACCGACGACGAACTTAGGCCGGCTTTGTCGGGTTTGGTGAGGTTCACGAAAGACGCTCAAAAAGCCCAAGACCTTTTAACTTTAAGTGTCGACACGGCAATAGCAACCGGTAAGGATTTAACCGCTGTCAGCACCGCTATTGGGCGTGCGTACGACGGCAATTTTACGAGCTTAAAGAAGTTAGGTATCCCGCTCGACGACAACATAATTAAAACAAAAGACTTTGCGGCAGCACAAAAAGCGTTAACCGACCAATTTGGTGGTGCGGCAGCTGCAAACATGAACACGTTTGAAGGCCGATTAAAGAATGTCAAAATACGCTTTGACGAGTTTGTAGAAACTATTGGCTACAAAGTCTTGCCCATTGTTGACTCACTATTACGGAATGTCACCAAACTTGTGGACATTTACGGTCAAAAAGGTTTAGGCGGCGTACTTGACGGAATAAAAAACAAGTTTCTTGACTCGCGCACCGCGGCCGACGGCACAGTAACAACAAACGGCAAGTTGTATAACGCGGCGGTCAAAGTACGCAACGGCTTTACCTACATGTTTAACGCGGCGCGCCAGTTGTCAAACGATTTAGTAAGCACAGAGTTCCGCATTACAGAACTAAAAAAGGCTGTAGGCACCGACTTTACAAAGCAGTTGGATTTCAGCGTTAACTCGATGAAAGAAATGGCCAAGGCACTAAACCTTGTGTCGGTCATGGGGCCAGTAGCTTCACGTAACCTAAGCGAGTTCCGCAAATATGCGCTAGACATGGCACCAGTCCTAGCCCAAGAGCGCCTCGACAAACTCGCCGCAGCTGAAGAAGCCGCCGGGAAAGCCGCCACCGCTGCCGGCATTGCAAACGATAAAGCCAAAGAAAAAGCGGCAGCGCATACCGCGAAACTTAAACGGCAAGCAGAGGCAGCAAAAGAGGCAGCGAAAGCACTAGCCGAAGATTACGCCCGCGCATTGGAAGACGCAGCACAGCTTGTAAAAGATAAGTTTGCGCCCGCGCTTATGCGCGCCAATGAGCAACTGACCAAGGCAACCGACACTTACAACAACTTCTATGACGCAACCCGAGATGTGGTTCGCGGCATATTCAACGTGGGCGAAGCATGGACGACCGCAGCCGACAGCGAAGGCGCAAAAACATTCTTTGGTGTACTCGATGAGCAAGCCGCCAAGGCTGGGAAACTTGCAACCGGCATAGAAAAACTTATTGCAGCAGGTTTGGACGACCCCGCGCTATTGCAGTCAATCCTTGACGCTGGCGCGGACGTAGGCTTAGAAATAATTACCGGGCTTCTCGCTGGCGGTAAAGAGTCCATAGACAAACTGGTAGGTATCTCTGGCACCATCAACTCAGCTGCCGACCGCATAGCAAAATTGACAGCCGATAAATGGTTCAAATCAGGCGTTGACCAAGCCACCAAAATTGTCGAAGGCGTCAACAGCGTTATTGCAGATACCGAGTTCCTACTGAAGTTTGCTATCGACCCAGCCAGCATTGCCGCTATCGGCGCGCAACTAGACACAAACCTAGGCACAGTATTTGCCGGCGGTTCAGCACCAGCACCGACTACTAACCCGTTTGGGCCAGTGCTTGGCAGTATTAACACCAGCACAAATGCCGATATGTCACGGTTTGGTGGCGGCAACGTCAGCTCATCAAGCGTAACTATTAACGTCAATGGCGGCGACCCAAACGCAGTAGTAAGCGCACTACGCACCTACATGCGGCAAAACGGGTCGGTGCCCATCAAGGTAAGCAACATTTACTGATGCCGCCGTATTTCAAGGTTCAGTACATTAGTGGCGGCGTTTTTACCACTATTCCAAACGGCCAAAACGTAACGGTAAACGTTGGCCGACAACATCAACTTGACCAATACAACGCCAGCACAGCACAAGCAGTTATACGGTACCCAAACGGTTACGCTTCACCAATTACTGAGTTGGTACCCGGTGTTGATATGCGCATACAACTAAACTATAACGGCACCGATTACACCGTATTTGTAGGCAAATTAGCCAACGCTTTAACAACATACGGCATTCCATATGTCGGTTCTGTGGGCAACGCCGACTACTTAAACCTTACGCTCGAAGGACAATTAGCAGACTTTGGCCGCGTTTCTGGGCTTAATTACGCCATGGCGGCTGGTTCACTTAGCACCCAATTTGCTACAGCAACAACACAAAGTGGCTACACAATCTCGTTTAACAATACTTGGGCTTCTACTGTCGCAGTGCCTAATATGCCAGCAACCACGATTAGCACCACTTGGGGCGACTGGATTAACCGCGTAGCTTTAACACTTAACGGCCGCCTGCTCGAAGACAGAGCCACTGGCCTATTTTTGATTAGCCCATTTAGCGGTTTAAACAGCCCCGCAAACCTTTCAGACGTCGCCAACGACGCCAGTTTTGCTAACTACCAAGACCTTACTTTTACGTCTTTAGCCGACAATTTTTACACCCAAGTAACGGTAAGCCCCGAGTCCTACGCAGCTCAAACAGTGCAAACAGGCTCTAGCCCATATCGCACATACACCGTAAACACGCTTAACAACTCAACTGGCCAAGCGCTTGACTACGCCAATTATCTACTCAATAACTATAAGTCGCCAGCCATTCGGATTAGTTCAGCGCGCATATTTTTAAATGCGACAAGCGCGCCAATACCACCAGTCACGTTAAGTATCGGCAGTGTTTACACGGTCACATTTCGAGGCACAACTTACAACTGCGTACTCGAAGGCTACACATACTCTGGCGACGTTTCCGAAACCTATGTAACAATGTATTTTTCGCCGGCTGAACAGAACGCATATTTAATTCTAAACGATGACGTTTTCGGCAAACTTGACTCAAATAGACTGGGGTACTAATGGCTATAAAAACTTTCACGACTGGCGAAGTGTTGACCGCTTCGGACACAAACACTTATCTTGCAAACAGCGGGCTTGTCTACATTAAGCAGCAAACCGTTGGCGCTGGAGTAGCAAGTGTGACCGTGAGCGACGCTTTTTCAGCCACCTACGACAATTACAAAATAATTTGGAGTGGTGGTACTTGCAGCGCGGCAAATGAACTGGGACTGCAACTAGGCGCAAGCACAGCAAGTTATTTTGGGTTTTTGCAGTATGGGTCATATACAGGCGCAACGCTTTTTGGGGTAAACGATAACGGTCAATCAAAGTTTAGGTATATAGGCGGAGCCGATTCGTCTTATTGTTCGCTTAACGCAGAACTATTTTCACCGTTTCAAGCTGCAATAACAACAATTTCAGCAGCAGGCAATTATGGTGCATTTTCCTTTGGCACTTACGCAGGAAGACACGTAGTTTCAACTTCTTATTCCGCTTTTACTGTGATTCCCGGTACCGGGACAATGACTGGTGGAATAATTTACGTTTACGGATACCGAAAGGCATAACAATGGCTCGACCTAACATTCAAATAGACGACGAAATACGCGAAATGACTGAAGAAGAATACGAGGCGCTACTTGCTAGCGGCTGGACTCAAGAAGGCCCAGATGATTTGGCGGATTAGTTTTGTAGCGCTTTTGTTTGCGTCAATCCTCGTAGCGTGCGGAAACCGTGAGCGCGTCAACTGCCCGCCACTAACCAAAAACAAGGCCTTGCGCGCAGCAACAACCATTACCGTAGACACGGCCAGCGTTGGCACCACTCGACAGGTTATTGAGACTAAATGCCTTTGATACCAGCGCCACGGCGACCCGACCGCATGACCAGCGAGCAAATAAAAGCCCGCCTAATCTTCATTGTCGCGTGCGCGCTATCCGTTACTTTCGTTGTCTCTACCTTGGCGCTACTTTACGGCCTGCTTTTCGTCACTCAGCCGCTCGAAGTCTCGGACAATGACAAAAGCGCATGGGCAACCTTGCAGCCACTACTGCTATTCCTCACCGGCTCGCTCGCTGGCCTGCTCAGCGCAAACGGGCTAAAAGACAAGCCAAAGGATAAACCAGAGTGAAAAGCACCAAATACACCATTACCACCACACCCCAAGCAATAGCCCCAATACGCAACAACTACCGCGCCATATACATACACGTCATCGGTAACGGCATCGTTTACCTAGGCGGCGAAACAGTCACCAGCGCCGACGGCACCACAACCGAAAAAGGCGCAATCCCATTAGAGCTATACATACCAGCCGGCGAAACCGTCTACGCACTAGTCGAGTCCGGCACCGAAGATTTACGCGTACTTGACTCGTCAAACTAACCGAAAGACAAAACCAATGAACAACGACGACAAAAAAGGCCTACTCAAAATAGTGCGCGACGCAGCTGCAAAACTCTTGACACGCATCGCCGACATGATTAGCCGGCCATGAAATACACCGGCACCACCGACGGCGCGGCTTTAGGCAAACGCCCCGGCACCGAAAAGTTTGTAGACATCATTAAGAAAAAAGGCTTTACCAACTTAGGCACTTGGGCAGTACGTAACATGCGCGGCAGTGACCGCCTTAGCGTGCACGCCACAGGCCGTGCAGCCGACATTGGGTACAAAGACAAGGCAACTGCCGCCATGTGGGCAAACTGGTTGGTAGCGAACTACAAGGTTTTAGGCATTGAAGAAGTACACGACTACGCCGGCACCACCAAAAAAGGCTGCGAGAAATGGGGCCGTGGCTGGCGTTGTAACCGTGACGGTAAGCCCGGTTGGAAAGACTGGTCAGAGACCGCGAACGGTGGCACGCCCGGTGGTTTGTGGTTACACGTCGAGTTGACCCCAGCCATGGCCGACAACCCGCAAGCGTTTGTAGCCGCATGGAAAAGCGTAACCCCACCCGATAAAACCGTTACAACATAAGGCTTTTAGCGCAAAGGCGCGCAAAGTCTCAATAACGCCATTAAGGTTTTTACCTATCCCGACGAAAGGCAGAAACTATGAAACGACTACTTGGCGTACTCGCCACAGCTGCGCTACTCATGCCGGCCACACAAACCAGAGCGGCAGTAGAACCGAACTGCAACCGCTACAAACCATTGGCGCTGGGATTATAGGCATTTAGTTTCTACTGTCCGTGTGCTGCCGAGGCTGGCGGTGTCTACGGTAATGGTTGTTGCAGCGCGCAAGGCCTTGTTTTTGACCATTGGCGGGCAGTTGACGCGCTCACGGTTACCGCACGCTACGAGGATTGACGCAAACAAAAGCGCCACAAAACTAATCCGCCAAACCATAATCTATTACCTCGCCAAAATCTTCAATTTCCTGTTGTGTAAGTTCGCGCACAACAACTTCGCCAGTTAGCACGTCGTGAAATGTACCTATTTTTGGTTCCATTTTTTATGCCTTTCGATATCCGTAAACCGTAATGGTTATGCCTGTAAAAGTGCTACCAATGCTCAAAGTAAAACCGGTCGCTTGAACGGTGCTAGCGCACATTCCGTTCGAGTAAACCATCGAGCCAGCCGTGTTTATGTTTGGCGTAAAACAACCAAAAGCCTTATGTTTTGCAAGGTTTGCGTTTTGTATGTCCATGTTAAGGTTGCAACCGTTTACGTTGGCCGCGCCTACTTCTTGCCAGTTTGCAGCGTTGTTGAAACCAACTGCGCTGGGAGCTGACGGCCCGCCGCCTGCGTAAGCGAAATAAATTACTCCGCCGTAGTAAGCGGTAGTTATGCCTGTGAATTGAAAGGCAATAGCCGTGGCTGCGGCAGTACCGCCACCAGTTGCGATAATTTTATACGCGTCGTACGTGCTTGAGAAGCAATTACTCACGGTTACAGACGAGCCGCTAGTTGCCGTCGTAGTGCTTATGTAAACAAGCCCGCTGTTTGCCAAATACGTGTTTGTGTCTGAAGCGGTCAACACTTCGCCAGTCGTGAAAGTTTTTATAGCCATTAGTACCCCAGTCTATTAAAGTCAAGTTTGCCGAAAACGTCATCGTTCAATATTAAATATGCGTTCTGTTCAGCCGGCGAAAAATACATTGTTACATAGGTTTCGGACACGTCGCC